TTATATCTGTATACAAATAAATCACCCTTACTTGCTGTTGTAGTAAGTGTCGGTGCTGTATCTTCTGTATGTTCGTATGCAGCATTAAATGTAATTGTTCTTGAACCTGTGCCGTCTTGTATAAATAGTATAGATACGAACTGTCCTGTTTGTGCGTTAGTCGCTGCACCTAATGTTCTGTTACCACCGAGTGTTACTTTTGCTACAGGTGATGTAGACACATCCCATGATATTGTAGATGCATCTGTAAGTGTTGCTTCTGCATTATAGGCCCCCACATTAAACTTTGCATTGGCTGAAGATAATACAAATCTATCTGTGCCACCTGTTTTAAAATCTAGTTGGTCATCTGTGTCTGCTGTAATACTGGAGTCACCATCTACATCTAAAATAAACTCTGCACCATTGATATCTGTATTCATAGGTCCACCCACTGCACCAGATATTTCTACAATAAAGATTGATGCTCCACTAGCAGGGGCTGTAGTAAATGTAATCTGTGTTCCGCCTGTAGCTAGTGTGTAGTCTGTTCCCGGTTTTTGTATAACACCATCATGTGATACTAATAGCTGTGCTGCAGAACCTACTTGTGTTCCTAAACTAAATGTTACGTTAGAACCATTGTAAGTATTACCACTTGTGTCTAAGACACTAAAGGTTCCGTTTTTAATTGATTGTCCTATGTATGCCATATTATTTTCCTGTTAATGCCTTAATCTCATTATCTGTTAGACCAAGATTTTTAAGTTTAGTTTTACCTGATGTTTTGTTTGTTTCGTTATCTGTTACTTCTTGTTTTAATTCAGCGATTTTTGTATTGACTTCTGATTCTGTAGGTTTTGTAATACTACTGTCATTTACAATTATATTTTCATAAGACATTCTTTCAGAGCCAGTCCAGTTTTTTTTCCAACCAAACCATTGACCTTGATGCATTTGTGCTAAAGCTAAATTTAACCAATCTTTATTTTCCATTATGTATCTCCCAACCTAATAAATGTTGCAAAAGTAACATTACTATTAGTATCTCCTAATTTTGTATTAGATGTGTCTTGGTCATTATTTTTAAAATCAACCTTAACATTAGATACATCTGTAACATCAATTATAGTTTCTGTTGAAGCAGATTGATAAGATATACCACTATCTGAACTATGACCATGAATATGTGAAATTGCTACATTAGTAAAACTACTATTATCTATTGTAGTTCTTATACTAAAATCAGTTCTATTAGCAGAATTATTTGCATAATAAGCTAATGTAAATCTTACAAGCCAAAAACCTGTTGAGGGAAAAGTAAACACGCCACTGCTTTGGCTCATTCCTGTTCCAAAATAACTTTGTGCTCTACCGTCTACTCTTTCCCAATTAGAGGATATGGGAGTATTATCACCTGTAAAGTTTGCTGTTACTCTCCACTGGTCAACTTCAGTTATACCACCAACACCTGTCACTGTGCCTGTGAAGGCAAATGAATCTGTTAAGTCTATACCTGTTGAATCTACTTTTGTCTTACTCATCTATCCTCCTATGGTTTAGTAGGCCAAGTTGCGTTATCGCACTTCTCTACTGTATCTTTCCCTGCAGGTAAATCTCTTAGATTCTGTCGATATGTTTTCATATCATCACTAAGAGTATTATCTGATAAAGCTAGATAATCTGTCTCTGCTAATAATCTGTTTCTTTTACTTCTTAATTCAGCCAAGGCTCTAGCAGGAGCTGCATCAGCCCATGCTTTTTCTTCAGCATCACGAGCAGTTTCTTCTTCTGCTGTGAACTGAACCTTAACTCCATTTATATTATGATATCTTGGCATTGTTTCTCCTTAATTAATTCCATACATTTCTATTGTACCTGAGTCTATGTTTCCGCTAGACATTTTAAACTGAACTCCATCTATAGCTGTAGTTGTATTACAATATCCTGCTATGTGAAATACCTCGCTTGAATCACCATCCTGCATATTATTAGTTGTAGATAAAAAGTGTTTTACAAAAGTAGTAGAACTAGGGTCAAATAAAAATAATTCACCAGATACACCACTGTCATTAGCATTTGAAACACTAGTGTTTAAAACTTGAACACCTGTTGATTGTGCTAAATCTTTTCCTGTATCATAAGCTAATCCTGAACCACTACCACTTTCTGTATGATAAGCATAAAAAGCTGTTGAGGTTTTAGTTGCATCAAAAGCAGTGCTACCATCTCTAAAGTTAACACTAAAACTTACGTTATTAGTAGCAGGATGAAGATTAAAAATTCTAAATTTATAAATATTATAAGTAGAATCTATGCTACTTGTAAAATCTAATGTAGCACTACTAGATGCTGTCACTGTAGCTAATTTTTTTTCTGCATAATCTAATCCTGCCACAGAGTTGGTTCCTGTAAAAGCATAATTAGCAGTTAGGTCTATTGATGCGGGTTGAATCTTACTTAATGCCATATAACGCTATCCTCCCTGAATCTATATTACCACTAGCAAATCTAAATTGTATTGCATTTATTGCACTAGTAGTATTAAAATATCCTGCAGCAAATTGACTAATTGCATAATGGTCAGAAGGACTTCTTTCGCTACTTCTACTAAAAAAATGTTTTACAAAAGTTGTAGAACTAGGATTAAATAACCATAATTCTCCACTACCACTGTTTTCTCCATCATCAGAGCCTACTTGTTGAAATATTTCTTGATACCCTGTTCCTTGTGCTACATCTTGACTAGGTGTGTATGCTAGTGTAGTGGTTGAATCATTTTCTGTATGATGTGCTTTAAATGCTGACGTGGTTATTGTAACTCCGTAACCAGTGCCACCATTTATACTTCCCTGAAATTCCATTTGATTACTAGCAGACGGATGTAAATTTATAAATTTAAAGTAATATGTTTTATAAGTATTATCTAAAACCACACTACTAGCACCATCAACAAAACTTACTGTACTACTAGAACTAGCATCAATATTCTTAATCAAAAATAATTTCTGTGTAGATGTTGCTCCAGTTACTGTGCCTGTTAGAGCATAATTGTCTGTAAGGTCAAAAGAGTTTGCTGCTAATTTACTAAGTGCCACTATACTACTCCAAATAAATCTATTGTTCCGCCTTGTATTTCACCAGAGGAATATTTAAATTGAACAGCATTTATAGCAGAAGTTGTATTGAAATATCCCCCAACAAAAGTTTCTTGACTTCTATCTCTTATAATATTCATTGTGCTTAAAAAATGTTTTACAAAAGTAGTAGAACTAGGATTATATAATCTTAAAATTCCTGATGCTGCTGTATCGTTATCGTTTCCAACATTAGCTGAAATTTCTTGAAAGTTTGTTGATTGTGCTAAATCTGCACCATCATCATATGCTAAACCTGAAAAGCTATCATTCTCACCATGATAAGAGTTGAACAGTGTGGTTGTTACTGTAACACCATATCCAGTTCCTCCGTTAGTAGAACCTTGAAAAGTTAACTTTGCATTGTCAGTCTCAGGATGAATATTATTAAACACAAACAAATATTCTTTGTATGTAGAATCTATACCACTAGTAAAACTTGCAGTAGAATCAGAACCATCAGAAGTAAATGTGCTGAGTAATACTAAAGGTGTTTCATCAGCTAATCCCGATACTGTGCCTGTAAATCCAAATGTACCTGCAAGATTTAAGCTATTGGCTTTTATCTTGGATAGTGATGTTCCAACTTCTCCAAATGCCACTTTATACCCCTACTAATCTAAAACCTGAAAAATGCATATAGTCAGCATTTTGAGTTGCTCCTGAATTTTGATATGCGTATAGCTCAATATAATCACCATCAGCTAAACTTAAAGAGTAAGCACAAGTTACAAAAGTATCTCTATCATCACTTGCTTTTTGTTCTCTAGCTTGTGATTCTGTAATTATACTTCCATTTTTATAAAAGGCTATCGCTCCATATTCATTTGTATCTACACCCGGCAACATAACGTGACCTATAAAACTATATTTACCTGCTTTTCCACTAGGAACAGTAAAACGATAATTAGTTGATGCATCATAAGCAGAACCCACATCATAATCTTCTGTATTAATTTGTAATTTTACCCAAGACGCATTTGCTATACCTTGTGTGGAATCTCTCTTAGCTGCAAAAGCAGGAGCGTTACCTAATAAAGAAAAATCAATTCTTTTTATTGTTCCTCCATCAGATATTAATAATTCATCAGTTGTATCAGGTATTGCAGTTAAAGCATCATGTCCGGATATAACAGAGTTATCAAAACTAGATGCTGTTACAGAACCTGCTGTTGGTGAAACACTAGCAACAGTTGGTGCTTGATGAACTACATAAACATTATTTGTGCCACTAGGAGGTGGGGCTGTAAATGTCAAAGTAGTTCCGTCTACTGTGTATGCACTATTAGGGTCTTGTCGAACATTCTCTACAAAGACTTCTATGTCTAGTGCAGAGTTTGCTCTTACATCTAATGTAAAAGCTGTCGTACTAGCATCACCACTAAATCTCTTTCCTACAAGAGAACTAAATTGATTGCCTACGTCTATAGGTG